CCTAAATCTTTTACAATTTTACCTAATTCAGCAGACATCCCTGCAGCATCTCTAGTTAAAGATGCATATCTTAATTTATCAAGATTTACTTCTTTACCTGTTAAAGCTTGTAATTCTTGTTCTGCTGAAATACTTTGTTCAAGATCTAAAAATCCTTTAGATTTACTAATAACATCGTCGATATTAATACCTAATTGTTTTGCTTGAACAACCGCTGCGGTGATTGCTTTTGTTGAATTACCAAATGCTAATTTAGTATTATTTGATACTTTAGCTACATCCTGAAATACTGATCTAACACTAGTAGCTACTTTATTTTGTTTAATTAAACCAGCGGCTGTTTCGTTAATTTCATCGGCTACTACCCCAGCATCTTGGCCTGTAAGTTTGGCCATTTTTTGTACCTCAGCTAATGAATCTGCAGAATATCCTGCGTATGTACTAAGGCCTATAAATGTTTTTAATGTATTAGCACTTAATTGTTCAGTGCTATCCATAGCACTATAAATTCCTTCAATAGCACTTTTACTTGATGATGCTGTTGGACCTAATCCAGCAATAGAGGACATTAATTGAGATGCTCCTTGTTGAGTAAGAGCTAATCCTCTAGCTAAACCTTGAATTTCTTCCGAAAATGTACGGGCTGCGTTTTTTCCTCTTTCAAATTGTTCTTCTAAAAATCCTTTTATTTTACCAAAAATAGATTTTATTCCCCCAACAATTCCTTTAAATAATCCTTTTATACCTTTTATTAATCCACCAGCAATAACTAATGGGTCTAATAAATTTTTAGCTAAACTTTTACCTAAAGCACCAATAGCAGCTCCCGCTACTCTAAATTTGCCACTTAGACCAGCTGCTTGAGTACCTCCTTTAGTTACTCTTTTAGCCATAGATTCAGCTGCGGCCGATGCTGATTCAAAAGCTTCGGAGAGAACATCACTGTTCACTCCCATTTTTTCTAAAATTTTATTACTACCTTTAAGTATAGAACCTGTTAAACCTTGAGCGGTTTCTAATCGTTTTTGTTCTTTATATGCTTTATTAAGTAATGCTACCTGATCTTGGTATGTTTGGCTTTGACCTCCAAGCTGAGCAGTAATTTCTTCTAATGTACTTAATTCTTGATCAGTAGCTATACCTGTTTTTTTTCTTTCTTCTAATAACTGTTTTGATAATTTTAAATCAGCAAATGCTAGTTGATTTTTTTGTTTTAATAATCTAATATCTTTTGTTGATAATTCTGAAATACCCTGTGATGAGTATCTTAATTTGTCGGAAATATCTTTTAATTTATCAAGACTACCACTTGCTAATTTATATCCTTGATTAGTTTTACCTACTTGTTCAGATATATTTCTCCATTGTGTAGATAAACCCTCAATTGAACCTTCAGTATCTTTAACAAGATCTCTAGCTCTAATTAATTCTTCTGTTAATTTAGCAATACCTGAAAAGTCAAAATTTACCTTAACCGCTTCTTCTCCAAGTTGTTTTTTGAGTTTATTTAATTCATCTAACTCTTTTTTAAATTTTGCTTTATCGTAATTTTCAGCCATTAATCAAAGTATTTATTATAAATATTTAATAATCTATTTTTTTGCCTGATTAATGGCTTGTTTAGCTGCTGATGGGTCAATGAAATCTATAGGTGTATAACTGGTTCTACCATCGGATGATGGGTTTGTATCTTTTTTATTTTGTTTATCGTAGAATTTTTCCAATTCGGAATAAGTAAATTTCCTTAACCATATAGGCATGTTATATACAGTATCGTGGTCATAACCACCTTTACCGTGAAATACTATTTCGTGGATTTCTTTAAATAAACCAAATCTATCCTCAGGCGTCAGGCCAAAAAAAGTTAATAGTGATAGGAATTTCGATGTCCTCCTCAACACCATCAACGTTAACGTATTTAAATTTGGTTATAACGTCGGGTTGCGTTTTTCTAATATAATCACGCAAAGCCCTAGAGTCAGGCGCTAATAGATAATTATCTACGAAATCACGGATGGTTTTCTTATCGTAATCACCATTAATAGACAATATAATATATTTCAAACGAGTAGTTAATTCGGGGGATAAATTTTTATTAATTTTTTTAATACCCGCTAATTCATTTTCTATATCTTTTTCGTCTTTATTAGTTAATAATTTAAATGTAATTTCATTACCTGATTTGGGTAATATAAATTTGAATTCATTTTTATTAGAAGTTAATAAATTTGATTCATCTAATTCCTGAGATTCTAATTCACTTAAATCAACTGTTTGTTCTTCTCCATCATACGTAAAGTTATAGTCTTTACCATAACCTAAAATACGAGCAGCAATCATAATAGCATTTTTATCTCCAATCAATAAATCATTATAATCAATTTTTGTTAAAATTAATGATTGAAGAAGTTTATCTAATACAACTCCTTGTCTAATAAAATTTTGGTTTGTTAAAATATCTTCTTCTCGTGCGGTCATATATTTCATCTCAATTTCTCCTTTAGATAAAGGACTAGTAGATGGATAAAGAAGACCCTTTGAAGGTAATTTAACTACTTCGGAAGGAAATTTAAATTTTGAAACGGTTTCTGTAGAATCGTTTGTTTCTTTTTGTTTTGTCATAAATTACTATTTTTAAGATAACTTTTGTGTCGTATATAAATATATGAGAAAAAAAGTAGCTCGCAAAAAATGCGAGCTCTTTTGATTTTTCTTTTTATTGATTAGAAGTTCAATACACAATAATCCATACCTAACACCATAGATATATTTTGTGCTTCAGCTTCTGTATCCCAGTTAAATTCACCGAAATCGGCTGATTTAATAAAGGCACCTTTAACAACCCATTCAGAAATAATATCACCTACAGGACCTAATACGTTGAGAGTTAAATCTTTCTTATACATATCCGAATAACCATCACGTCCTGTTACTGATTCATGGTGTAAACGTACCCATTCCATTACTGCTTGAGCGCCTGAGGGAGTAATAGGGTCAAACAGGGTGAATGTTAAATCGTTCCACTTTAATTTACCTTTAATTTTACGGTAAACGTTTATATGGTTTAATACGATTTCTTCTTGTGAAAAACCCATACCGCTTACTCCTTTGATTATGTAAGCAGGAATACCGTCCACATAAAGAATAAATCTGTTCTTTAATTTGGGTTCAAACGCGGTAAAAAATATTTGATTTGGATCTAAGATTGCCATTTTTTATTTATTTATTTTTGTTTTGTTATAAATATTCTATCCTTTAAAAAATTAACCTGGGAATGTTGCGCCTGTAGGAGTAACGTTGAAATCCAAGTAAATAAATTCAGCTGTTTTGGTCGGTTGTAAGTAAATTTGACCAATTAACTGATTTCTATCAATTGTTTCAGCGTTGTTGTTTGAATCATCCATAATTACTTTAAAAGCATACAAACCTTGTTGTTGTTGTACTGATTGTAAGTATGGGTTAACTGCTGCTACGAAGTTTTGACGAGTTGCGATTGTATTTTGTTCAAATACTAAGTTATTAGCAATTTCACTAATTCTAGTTTTAAGAGCAATTAACAAACGACGAACGTTTACACGATCAAGAGCAGACGATTTAGTTTGTAATGTCTTTTGACCATATACTACAACTCCAGTTCCCGGGAATGTTGCAATTGGGTTAACTTTATTTTGATATAAATTATTTCTATCTGTTTGAGTTAATTTCTTTTCTGCCCTAACAGCATTTAAAATTCCACCACGATTTAAACCAGCAGGTGCAAACCAAGGAGCAGCAATAGTATCGTTTTGAACATATACTGAAGGAATCATTGTTGAAGCAGGTACCCAAGTAAATTCACCAGTGATAGGATCTACTGTTTGAATCCAAGGCCAATAAGTAGCAGCATAAGAAGTATCTACTGAATTAGCAGTGTTTGTTGATGATGCAACTGTTCCGCCATAAAGTTCAGTATCAATTACTGCAATTGCATCTCCACGGTTTTGAGTATTGTTGATTAAATTAGTTAATTGAGCTTTACCGTTTGCATTACCATAAGTTAAACCAGGAACTGCAATCACGTTATAAGCATATTCATCAGCATTTGACATTAAAGTAATTGCTGTTGAATAGTTAGCAGCTGTAAATCCTTGAATGTTACTGTCTGTAATATAATTGTAATAATTAGCGGCTGCTGAACCTGAAATTTCACCTAATGCTGAACCAAAAGTACCACTAATATTTAAAGGGATAGAAGCTGTGTAAGCATTAGAAGCAACAGTACCTACGTTATTAAAGTAGTTTGGAGTTTTCTGTGCTACGGAAGCTACGGTTACATAATTACTTCTGTTAGGATAGTTTCCATTAGTATTAATGTATAAATTATCTGAAGAAGTAGAAAATGTTTGGTTACCAATTACTTTTTCAATGTAGTTAGCTTGAGTAGGGTCTAATGATAAGTTGGGCCAAGTTTCTAATACTGTAGGAACAGGTGCTGTATCGTTACCTTGTCTAATTAATAAAGTAAAAGTACCTGAAGCGGTATTAGCGTTAACAATTTGCCAACGAATATTATCTTTAGTACCATTTACTAATGAACCACTAACTCCTTCTGAACCCGTACTGTTTTGATTTGAGCCCCAACTTAAAGTTTGTAAAGTAAATGAAGCTGAGGTTGGGTTAAGGAAACTTCCAATTGTTGATGCTGAACCAGAAGTAACAGCAGGGGCAAAAGCACCTGAAGCAATTCTAGTTACCCATAAGCTGGTTCCACCATTTTGGAAATAATTGTAAGCAGCGGTAGATGTAAGAAAAGTATATTGACTTGACCCGCTAATAAAACTACCTCCAAAAAAAGTTAAATACTCAGTATAACTGGTAATTCGTTTTGGAATATAAGGTTGACCTTTTACAGTAGGACCTATAATTGCTGCTCCAATTGCAGCAGGTATATTGGAGGTAACTGTTAAATCGTTTTCTCTTGCTAGTACGCCTGGAGATAAAAGTGTTTCTGCCATTTCTAATTTATTTTATTTGTTTATAAATATGTTAAAATTGTTCAAAAGTTCATTTAGAAAAACTTATTTAACAGAAACCTTTACAATAATAAATATACCAAAAAAACTAAAAATATTAGTTTTCGTTAATGTTTATTAAATACCATCCTACTGCTGGGAAAATAGTTCCTGATGGTGTATTAACATATTGGAATGTTAAGTTACGAGGAGTATTAATTCCTAAAGTATTAAGAAGGGCACTACTATTAGGAAGTACTACATTATTATTAGTTGTATAAATAGAAACACCTATAGAAGAAGTTATACTTATAGTAGGTTGACCACCTCCAGCAATAGAAAGATAACCAGATTGTTTCCAATCAGGTGTAAAATTTACTATTTGACCATTATTACCTGTACCAAAAGCTAATGATAATTCATTAGAAGTTCCTTGTGATTGAGAAACGTATACATTATAAGGAGTATTTAAATTTATAGGATAAGCTCCAGCTGATGAGGAATATGTTACATCATTTATTCCTATATAAGTAAAAGTTACGTTGGTTGCGGTTGTAGCTGTAGTAGCAACATTAGCATAGTTAGCATAAGATGCTGTTCCATAAAAATCAGGAGTTGAACCATTATTTGAACCTGAAATTTTAGAGGCATATAAAGTATCAGTTGAAGGATTATAATATAATCCCGAACCATCGGAACCTGAATCAAAACGAGGTTGAGCATATCCGTCAGCATTAGGATTTGGTAAACCACTTTCAGCAGCAAATAATAATCTAAAATTTTGGTTAGTAGTAGCATTATTAGTAACTTTTACAGATTGTGCTACACTACTTGTAGCTGCTGTACCTAATAAACTACCTGTAAATCCATCTTTAGATTTTACAGAACCAGTTAATGTTAATGAACCAGAAATGGTTATATCGTAAGCAACAGTACCTGTTAACGCATCAACGGATTGTGTTACATGCCATGCTTGAATTGTACTATTAGTTGTTATACCTGTTTTAGAAAGGGTTTGTGCCATATCATGAATAAATATTCAGGAATTTATTAATTGACACAATTACTTGATCAGGTTTTATAGTTTTTGTACATTCAAAATGTCTTGGTGTATCTTTATGTTCAGGACACCATTCCCAATCACCAGGATTTAACCAATGGGTATTAAAACATCCTCTACATACATTAGGATCTGAATTGAATATTCTTTCACAATCTTGGAATTCAGTATATGGTTCACTAAATCCGGAAATTAAAATAGTTGGGGTATTTAAAGCCCAAGATAACCAACTCATTCCACTACCAACACCAATAAAAGCATCAGCATATTTAATATCAACCATTCTGTTTTCTAATGGAAAATCACCTGTTTTATCTATAACATTTTTTAATGTTCCACCTAGTTTAGAATCATGCCACTTATCACCTAAAGGTTCTTGTGTAATCATAACTACTTTATAACCTTTTTCGTTTAAATAATCAATAACTGTTTGCCATCCTTTAGGATACATCCAATACTTGGCATGAGCCGAGGCATGAGGAGCAATTACAACGTATTTACCCTCTATTTGTTTACCTCTATCTTTAAAATTAACAATAGGTTTTACTTCAGTAAAAGGTAATCCTAAAATATCTGTGGAAGTTTGTTGTAAGGGAATATCTTTAAATTCACGAGGGTGTTTATTTTCAACTCGCTTATTATTTTCGTCATAAAACCAACCAACACAATACATAGCATATAAATCATGTACTCTAGTTCCTGGTTTTACGAATTCAATTTCAGGATATTTACTTTCAAACCAATCATTGTGATGGGTTGAACATATTACTTTACATTTATGTTTTTTTCTAAATTCCTCAATATAAGGAAACCATGCTAATGTATCACCTAAAGCTCCTGAATCTAGACACAAAAATACTCTTTTACCTTCGGCATTATATTTGTGTTCAAATTCTAAGTTGCCTGTAGATTTTTCAAATGCTTGAATTTTATAATTAACAAAATACTCTTTAGGAACCTTAGTCCACATATTATTATTAATAGTAGTTTGCCAAATTAATTCATCATTATCTTGGTTAATAAATTTAACCAAATATTCTTTATCATAACTTCCAGTAATTTCTAAAAAAGCACATTGTACAAAATGTACGAAAAAATTATTACTAGGTTTTTTAGGTTCAATACCTAATTTTGTTGTGTTGTTGTATTCTTTAATTAGTATATCTTTCATATATTTTTAATAACTCTTTTGAACGATTAAACCAAGATAAAGATTCAGCATGTCCTCTAGCTCGTTGTCTATAAGAATCATAATTGCTAACAATATCATCTATACCTCTTAGTAATTCAAAGAAATCACGAGGTGCTCTCCACATACCAAAAAAATCAGTTTCCAATTCAATCCAACCATTAATAGGTAAACCACAAGCGGCGGCCTCTAATATTGTTAAATTAGGATGACCAGCTTCTAATTCACTAGGATGCATAAATATGGTATGATTTTGATATAATTTTACTAAATCGTCTTGACTTGGTTCAAACACAATATCTAATCTAGGATAAGCTAATGTCCAAGGATTTTCATTAAAAAAATTCCTATTATTCCAAGGACCAGCAACTGTTATAGGAAATCCTTTTTGTGCAGCAGCAGCAATAGCTAATCCAAATCCTTTTCTATCGTGTGAACCATAACCTCCTAATCCATTATTAGCTAAACATAATAATCTGTGTTCTTCTAAGGGTGTTTCTCTTGGTACAAAAAAATCGGTATTAACACCGTGAGAAAAATATTCTACTTTATCTGTATCAAAATAATCTACTAAATAACGAGCAGGAACTAAAGATACAAGTGAATTTTCCATTGCTTGTAAATTTTCTTTATATACCTGAGATTCTTTACCATAGTAATAAGCGTGATGGTCATGGAATTGAAATATGTAAGGAATATTTCTTGCATGTAATCTATTTGCTAAATTAGCAACATGTACCATTACAATGTCGTATTGGCAATATTGGCCTGAATGGATTTCTTCTTCGTATTTAATATCTACTTCGTGTCCTAATTTTTCTAAATTACATTTAAATTCCCATACTATTTTTTCAATAGCTCCCCAAGATGGTGGTGGAATTTGGATTCCACAATTTGGATGGACTTGACAAATTTTCATTTTCTTGTAAATAACCCGTTATTTTTTAAATCTTGTGTAGATGCAAATCTTTCTTCTATTAAATTTCCTGATGTTTTATCATATATTTTAAATATAATATTATATGTTTTATTTAAATCTAAAGATAATATTCTATAAAATTCAATCTTATTTTCTACTTCAAACCATTCTTGATCAACTAAAACATCTTCATCATAAGTAAACATTTCAATTTTTTTACTATCATAACTGTTAGATATTTTAACATAAATTACAAATTCATTTTCGTTTTGTGTAGGTAAAACAGTATAATATTCTACTCTTGAATAGTCTTTATGGTCAAATTTATTTCTAGCTACATCTTCATGTACCCAATGAATATTATTAAAATCTTTAAATTTACCATAAATTAGGTTTTCTAAACTATTAGATTCAGAACCAAATTTATATTGTAAATCATCATATTGTTTACTGTTTTCTATAAAAGGTAAATTATTAGTTAAAAACTCGGGTTTGATAGCTAAAAACCAAGTCATTAATTGATTACCTTCACTAGCTACATTTTTTAAACAATAAGCAGGTTTTTTATTTAATATTTCGGATATTGAATCAATATAAGAAACATCATTTAATATGTAATCATAATTTACATAAAATAATTTTTTAATACCTATGTGCTGTGCTAAAGATGCTGCATTATAATAATTTGTATAAACTGTAGGACCATGATATACGTCATTATCATTACCTCTTAAATTGATATGTACATCGTAATTATCAAAATAAGCACGATAAGTATCATAAAAACTATGTTTAGTTAAAATGTTATTTTTGTCATAAACACAGTAATCAACTAACTCTTGTAATTCTGTTGGAACAGGAACATGAGATGTTAAAATTATTTTTCGCCCAGTTTCTTTTAATGCTAAAATACATTCTTTTGTAGTTTCAACAATACTACTTAAAACAGGATATGTTGATACAACAAATGCTTCTTCGGAAATATCAATTATAGATTTTTGTTGTAAAATTGAATCTATAATTCTACAATTTCCTTTAAAATCATCAAATTCTATATAAGATACATTTTTAAACGTATCAAAGTAATTTAAATATACTGGAAGGTTGTAAATTAATACCGGTAAATTCCATGAAATAGCTTCTCGAATTACTAAAGGCATTGTTTCTTTATCATTTTCATTTCCTCTAGAGGTAAATAAAAACAAATCCATTGCCTTATAAAAATTATCTACATCACGTCTTTCATTCCACCAAGTTATATTACTTGGTTTATTTTCCATTAAAGGTTTCCAGTAATGTTGGAAATTTTCTGCTTGATTACCTACACAATGAAATTGATATTCAGGTAATGACCTAGCATATTCAAAAAATTCTGCTTGGTTTTTTCTTGGTGTAAATAAACCAACATGCAGTACGTGTTTTTTATTAGGATCTAATCCTAAAGATTGTAGTGCTGTAGTTCTATCAGGGCGTTCCTTATATTCAATAGGATATTCAACTAACACAGCAGGAATATCAATATTTTTATATTGTTGTATCTGCCAATTAGATACAAACATAAACTTATCAGGAAAAAATTGTTTGTTTTCTGTATTATAAGATGAATCGTGTGATGTTTCTACTATGATATATTTTCTATCAGGATTATAAATTTGTTTTGCAACATCATAATCCATAAAAAACTCAGGGATTTCCTCTAAATGAACAATATCCGGTTGAACCCTGTTAATAATATTAACTATTTCATGTTTATCTTCGTATAGAGTAAAGAATTTGTTGGGATTTAACAGGTTGCGTATTTTATCTCTTTGAACCACTAATATACCACCAGTACAGTCTACCCATTCTACTAAATAGACATCAAAATCATTTTTTAATAATTCTATTTTTTTGGTTAAGTATTGAGGTAAACCACCTGTTGATAAATGGGGTGCAACAAATAACAATTTTTTCATAACAGTGTTATCAATAAATATAATAACAAAGTATTAAATTACCAAATCTATTGAGGATTTCCTACTTTACTTTGAAAATATTGTTGTAGAAATGATAATGGGTATTGATATGATTTTTTATTATAAGGAATGGGTGCAAATGGTCCTAAAGGATTTCCTATTTTGTATGAAGTTTTAACTTCTTTTGCTTTATTAAATATTTCTAATTCTAAAGCATCGCTTGCTTGATAACCTAAAAAACTATATGTTGATATCCAATTAATCATATTAATAAATAGTTAAAACAAAATCAAATCCAGCTGTATTACCCCCATAACCTGTAGCCATATCTTGTGTACTAGAACCTGCTGAATTAAGTGTTGTTGTTACTCCACCTCCATTAACTGTTGTACCTGTATATTTTGCTGAGCCATTAATAGATAAATCAGCTGTAGCTCCTGGGAAGTTTGGGGATGATGCTATTACAATTTCCCAATACGCTCTAAAAATTAAAGGAGAAACATTTGGGGTTGCAGCATCAAGAGGTCCGTAAGTTCCACCACCATTTCCTAATGATAATACTACCCCACTACCTAGTGTTATATAAGAATAAGTACTAGTACTATCTCTTAAAGTTAAATTAACATCTTGAACATTATACTGCACACCTGGTGGAGGGAAGGGAACATCTGCTGGTAAGTTATTATAAACTGTTAGATTACATTTATATTCTGTACTATCATAAAAATAGTCTTTAACATTTGTAGGTGATATAGAACCTGAAGAAAAAGCTCCAAACTTAAAATCACTTGAAGCAGGAGTTAAATTATATATTCTATTACCCGCTGAAGTATTACCATTTCTTCCCCAAGCATTGTAACTTATAGTATTATTACCATTAGGTCCTTCAAAATAACTTAAAGACGACATAGTAGCAAAACTAGTAGCTGACCCTGGGGTGCTACCATTTGCTTTAGAATATATGTCTCCAAAAGATACTGTTGCCATAACTATTATTTTTTAAGTTCGTTTATTTGTTCTTGTAATTCTTTTATTTTGTTATTTAATTCCTTAATAGCTTCAATTAATAATCCATTCATATTACCATATGCTACTGATTTCATTCCTGTTTTATTATCAGTGTGTACTACTTCTGGTAATACTTTTTCAACTTGTTGTGCTATTACACCCGCATGTCTATGAGTATTGTCTTTATCACCATCAATTCTTACATAAGTTACACCATCAATTTGTTCAATTCTATCAAGTGAACCTGTAATTCTTTGAACATCACCTTTTACTCTTTCATCGGAGAATGCTGTAATATCATCTGTTGCATAAATTGATATACCACTTACTGCTCCTGATACATGCAATGGATAACTTGGTGATGCTGTTTTAACACCTACTCTTCCATTAGGAATATCAAAGTATATTAAATTAGTGCTTTGTACTAATGTAGAACTAGAAGCATATACTGCATAGAAAGGTTGGAATCCAAATGTAGCACCACTAATACCTGATGTACCGTTAAACGAAACACCGCTTGTACCTGCTGTACCACTAGAACCTGAAGTGCCATTTCTTCCACTTGTACCGCTAGCACCGTTTTGTCCATTAGTACCACTAGTACCACTAGAACCAGATGTACCTCCTCTACCACTTGTTCCATTTACACCTGAGGTACCCATAGTACCACTAGATGCTGATGAACCTGAGGTTTGAGATAAACCTGATTGACCTGCGGCACCTGAAGTTCCTGTTGTTCCAGTAGAACCACTTGTTCCACTTACTGCACTTTGTCCATTTGCACCTGCATTTCCAGATGTACCATTTGTACCTGATGAACCTGAAGTTGCACTTAAAGCACTTGCTCCTGCATTACCAGCAGCACCATTTGAACCTGAAGTTCCAGATGAACCTGATGTTCTGCTTAAACCACTAGCTCCTGCTGCTCCAGATGAACCAGCTGTACCTGTAGATCCTGAAGTTCCGCTTATTGCACTTTGTCCGTTTGCACCTGCTGCTCCAGATGAACCAGCTGTACCGCTTGAACCACTAGTTCCGCTTATTGCACTTACACCATTTGCACCTGCTGCTCCAGATGAACCAGCTGTACCACTAGAACCACTAGTTCCGCTTATTGCACTTTGCCCGTTTGCACCTGGGTTACCTGATGTACCGCTAGTTCCACTTGAACCTGAAGTTGCACTTAAAGCACTTGCTCCTGCTACACCAGCTACACCACTTGAACCTGAAGTACCTGAGCTACCTGAAGTATTACTTAATGCGCTTGCACCTGCTACTCCTGGAGCACCATTTGTACCACTTGTTCCTGAAGAACCTGAAGTTGCACTTAAAGCACTTGCTCCTGCATTACCATTAACACCATTTGTACCGCTTGTACCTGAACTACCTGAAGTTCTGCTTATACCTGAAGTACCATTATTACCTGATTGTCCATTAGTACCTGATGTTCCTGTGCTACCTGAAGTGCCGCTTACTGCGCTTTGACCATTTGCGCCTGCGTTTCCGCTAGTACCTGATGTTCCTGTGCTACCTGAAGTGCCGCTTACTGCGCTTTGACCATTTGCGCCTGCAGCACCACTAGTACCTGCTGTACCACTAGAACCACTAGTTCCGCTTACTGCACTTATACCATTTGCACCTGCATTACCGCTTGTACCTGATGTACCTGTTGAACCACTAGTTCCGCTTACAGCACTTTGACCATTTGCGCCCGCAGCACCACTAGAACCACTTGTTCCTGAAGAACCAGAAGTACCATTATTACCTGATTGTCCATTAGTACCTGAAGTACCTGAACTACCGCTAGTTCTTGATATACCGCTTGTTCCTGCTACACCTGAGGTACCCATAGTACCACTTGATGCGCTTGAACCTGAGGTTTGACTTAATCCTGATTGACCAGCAGCACCACTTGTACCATTTGTACCTGATGAACCTGAAGTACCACTTACTGCACTTTGACCATTTGCTCCAGCATTACCGCTTGTACCTGCTGTACCGCTTGAACCTGAAGTACCACTTACTGCACTTTGACCATTTGCTCCAGCATTACCGCTTGTACCGTTTGTGCCTGAAGATCCTGATGTACCACTAACGGCACTAGCTCCGTTAGCTCCAGCATTACCACTAGTACCAGCAGTTCCTGATGAACCACTAGTTCCACTAACAGCACTTGCCCCGTTTGCACCCGCAGCACCATTAGTACCGCTTGTTCCTGAAGAACCTGAAGTTGCACTTAAAGCACTTAAACCAGCAGCACCTGCTATACCTGAAGTACCACTAGTACCACTTGAACCGGATGTTGCTGATGAACCACTTGTTCGTGAAGCACCACTAGCACCAATTGTACCTGAAGTACCTGTGCTTCCTGATGTTGCGCTTGAACCTGAGGTTCCTGAAGCACCACTTTGACCATTTGTACCACTTGTACCTGATGAACCACTAGTACCACTTACTGCACTAGCACCGCTTGCTCCAGCAGCACCATTTGTACCTGAAGTACCTGAGGAGCCACTTGTTGCTGAAGAACCACTAGTTTGAGATGCACCACTTAATCCAGCTGTACCACTTGTACCAGATGAACCACTTGTTGCACTTGATCCTGAAGTTCCTGAAAGACTACTTTGACCATTTGTACCTGAGGTTCCTGATGAACCTGAAGTTCTTGATATACCACTAGTTCCATCAATACCTGATTGACCATTTGTACCAGAAGTACCTGAGCTACCTGATGTTCTACTAGCACCTGATGTTCCATTTACACCACTTGTACCCATAGTACCACTTGATGCACTTGAACCTGAAGTTGCACTTAAACCTGATTGACCTGCAGCGCCACTTGTACCTGATGTACCAGTTGAACCACTAGTTCCTGATGAACCACTAGTTTGAGATGCACCACTAGCACCTACAGTACCTGATGTTCCTGAACTACCAGAGGTTGCTGAACTACCACTAGTTCTAGATATACCACTTGTTCCATCTACACCACTTGTACCTGAAGTACCTGATGATGCTGAACTACCACTTGTTCTGCTTATACCACTAGTTCCAGCATTACCTGAGGTACCATTTGTACCTGAAGAACCTGAGCTACCAGAAGTTGCGCTTGAACCTGATGTTTGAGAAGCGCCTGATTGGCCAGAAGTACCTGATGTACCTGTACTACCACTTGTTTGAGATGAACCTGAAGTTCCTGCTACACCTGATTGTCCGTTAGTACCTGAAGTACCTGTGCTTCCTGATGTTGCACTAACACCCGAAGTACCTGCAACTCCATTAGCACCATTTGTGCCTGATGTACCTGTTGAACCAGATGTTGCACTAACTCCTGAAGTACCAGCAACTCCATTAACACCATTTGTACCTGATGTACCTGAAGATCCCGAAGTTCTACTAATTCCTGAAGTTCCATCTATACCTGATTGTCCATTAGTACCACTAGTACCACTTGAACCTGAGGTTCTAGATATACCGCTTGTTCCTGCTACACCTGAGGTACCCATTGTACCTGAAGATGCACTTGAACCACTAGTTTGAGATAATCCTGATTGTCCAGCAGCACCTGAAGTTCCGCTTGTTCCAGTAGAACCTGAAGTTCCTGAACTACCGCTTGTTTGTGAAGCACCGCTAGCACCGATTGTACCTGAAGTACCTGTTGAACCTGAAGTTCCGCTTGAACCAGAGGTAAATGAACTACCACTTAATCCTGCTGTACCTGAAGTACCTGTTGAACCTGAAGTTCCTGAAGAACCTGAGGTAAATGAACTACCACTAGCACCTGTTGTACCACTTGTACCGCTTGAACCTGA